AGCAGTCGGAGCGGAGAGGTTGTCATTCCTCTCTGGGGCGCGATTAGTAGATATTACTAATCACGGCGCTTGCCAAGCGCCCTAAGCCAATAGGGAATTGCTTCCCTACCGTCGGTACATAATCCCAATTTGGGGTTATGCACCTCTTCGTAGTGTACCGGGCGCTACCATGCCTGATAGACAAAGTACACTCTTTTATGTCGCCACGGAGGAAGGCTAAGAGAAGACCGTTAGGGTTATAAATTCGACCCTTAACAGACTTCGGCTTAGCAATAATTCCATCCTTTATGCGCAGGGTCGTGGGATAAGCGGACCAAGCAGTATAACCTATAGCTCCGAAGAGCTCAGGTTTATCTGTAAGGCCATGCTTAGCCGTTGACGTCCACGCATACTCGAATGGAACCTTTACTCCCGCGTCGTCATTCTCATGAAAAGGTACAGGAAGAAAACGTACCGATTTCATAAGGCGTTTGAGTGTCCTGCGCAACGGAATTCCCGTTAACGCAGTCCACTCATTCAGACGATTTATTGCGACATACCGTGAAGCCGGTGTGGCAAGGGTCTTTATGTAAATACCCCTGCAGAAGTGACCTTCAAAAAAGTCACCTCCACACGACTCACGGAACGGTCCTTCAAAGAAGGACTTGCTACTGTTAACCTCGAAACCAAGAAGTGTAAGGAGTCTACATACCTTGCGGTAGGTAGATTTCTCGACAATTATGTCGTCTCCAAACACTCCGAAGTTTCCATGTTCCCAAACTTCTGTGGCAGAAGCTTGTTTGCTGTTACGAGTAACGGAACATGTGGTTTGCCGCATCTTAATATCTTCGATGCGGTACACAGCAGCAACCACACAGGTAAAGATAAGGGTCTCAAGGGAAAAAGTAAAACCATTTCCCATCGAGCTTACCATATCTAACCGCTCCCAACTACCGTCAGGTAGTTGGCACGAAGGAGACCTGAGAGCTTTAAGCCACAGAACGAAGTTCCGTGGCGCTAGGCGCTCAAGCATCTTAAGTGACACAGTATCGGAAGCACTCGACAAGTCTATAGTACATAGACTGTTCTGTGCAGAACCGATACGTGCGAGCTCTCTGTTATACACCTGTTGATTTGACAAATCGATTCGGAATTTCCGTCTCAAAACGTCATTGATCAGCTCACCTAATCCCAACTGTAGAAACATGTTGATATTAGGTTCGGTGCAAATAACACGAGATGTGTCGGCGTTTTTTGGTACGAAGGATAGACGATTACCTGAAACCACTGTATGATTATCAAACTGGTCCGCACGTTGCCTTTCGGCGGCGTCCCAAGTTGCATCATACTCAATGTGGCTCCTATAAACGGTAAACAACCCCTCAGACGTGCAAGTCAAGGGCGAGGAGAATAACTTCGTATAGAAGTCATTCCCGTTCGCTCCAAGGCTCGCACCGGGACCGGTTCTTCCACGTGTACAAATCGTAGAAAAATCCGGAACCACTGAATGTCCGCGATGATGAACTGCATTGTACAATTCGTAAGAGAATTGGCCAATGAGAAGCTCGTCAGACGAAGATTCAGGTTTGAGGTCCCAAGCTCCGCACTTCTGATTCGAAGTAAGGAACTTATCGAGAGCAACATCGTCAGCAACTGTCGCCGTCTGATCTACAAGTTTCTTGTAGAATGACTGCTTGAGTTGCAGCGCCTGTTTCTCACGAAGGGTCATCCCAGGCCAGTCTTCACTATCGACATAGAAGTCGACAGATGGAACTGACTCGGTCAGGTCGTTTATCAGGTCAGTAAAAAGAGCGTTGTAACGCATGTGCATAACAATATCTCCAACTGAAGTGATCTTTTGCGATCTCTACTCTAATGTAACCTTGTGACTAGTCTAAATCAATAGCTAGATCTCAAGCTCAGGTTTTTCCTGAGTAGTTACTTCCTCGTTACCTTCAGCTTCGACTTCACCTTTGAGGTGAAACGTTTGCCAAAGGCATCCGGATAGAGTCAGAATGCTTGCGATGAGCATGATAGTAATGTGCAAGCAGCCCTTTCGAGGCTGCACTACACAATACCGTCAATGATCATCTGAGCAATCTGGTCTGCGTCGGCATTAAGAATGCCGCCGAGACAAGAGATAGCAGCCTCGAGTGAATTCGAGTCAGCTGAGTCAGCGCCTGCGGGGACCGGAATCCGGACCTCGATAGGCATAATCTGATCAGATTGACCCGACAAAGGTATGACGCCTTTACGGAGTCGTACCTTAAACACATTTCGTGGCTGAGCACTCAGAGTCCCTGTAACAGGATTGGGTTGACCGACCGACCGAAATTGGGCCGGACGTTCAACCGTCACTGTGAAAGGGTTGGAGATTGAATGCGCATCAACGCCGGTCTGCGTTCCGCCTAAAGCGGTAACAGCCCATTGCTTACTATGCGCATTCGGAGGACTATCCGCGGTCAACGTATAAGTTGGCGAGGTTAGACTTCCTACTGCTGCACCCGTTACGGGTGATGTTAAGCTTACTGACATTCTAGGTACTCCTAGATAGGTTAAGGGTTAACGGAAGCTGCGCTGAATCTGATATGCGTTGTTAAAGAGGGCGGTCATATTTAACCACCTCTTCCCCATTCCCGGAATTGAGAATTCCAAGTCTGGGACTAAGGAACCATAGTAAGGTTCCCTAGTTACTTCACTAATCAGATGCACAGCGGCTCGAGGTGCTGTATGAGACTTGCTGGTGTAATACGCAAAATTGCCTGGTCCAACTCCAGAGTCTGGCCACCGATCGTAGTAGATCCAATTACGGAACTCTGCGCGGCGTTCAGTCCTGGTAGTTTTGACAAGCCAAGTTGTGGATTGCCTAGCAAGACTCGCAGCACTGACTATATCCCCAATATTAAGGAAATAGTCAGCTAAAAACGAGTAAGGTATGAGCTCCCAAACAGTAGGAAGCACGGAAGAACTGTCTAAACCGACAGTTCTAAGTGCATGTCCTGCTGCGCTCATAGCTTGCTCCATCTGGCCCCGATAGATTACCTCCGTAGTTCTTGTGTGATATTCGTCACACGAAAATGCGGGAGTTAGTCCAAAGGGATTTAGGCCTCGCTGATAAACATAACTGTTTTCAGCTTTGGCATAAGATCGAATGTTCTCATAGTGTTTAGATTCCAACATATCATGATCCTTGATAGCCTTTACGGCATCTTGGATATCATGGTAGAAGGGCTGAACACCAAATTGAACTTCGAGCCAGAGGTCCGAGATAATCGTATTGCGGACTTTACGCCTTTTCTTTACAGGAAGGCGCCGTACGGCAGAGGTATGACCACGTTTCTTTACGCGGTTAAGATACGTCCCGTACAGGTCTTTAATACGTTTAGTCGGAGATTTTAGAAGGCGAATGGTTTCATGTAGTTCACCCAGAATAATGCCGCCTTGAAGGCGGGTTTGTTTATTCCGGATGTTCGACACGAGCCTCGCCAATGCCTCGTTATTGGCCTGTGATGCCAGAGAGTAATCGTAGTTAGGAGGGCTGGGAATCGATTGGCAATTGCCAAACGAAGTCGCAGTCTCCTCTAACGACCAATGTGAAGGGATCTGCGCCTTTGCCGGGTATACTTTAAATTCGTATGCCTGGAAAGGTGCAAGAAGAAGAAGCTCACGTTTAGCCTGGAAAGAAGTCCCAGCCTGCACATGACGCTTAATCTGATCTCTCCACCGGGGATTTTTAGTTCCCGATGACCAGTCTACGTACGTAAAGTCTGAAGCAACATTGTATGTAGAATCAGGCAGGATTGCCGGATTCGTATACGTTATTGTAACAGACCCTTTCGTACGTCGAGTCTTAGAATTAGACTTGTAATAGACTTCGGCCATATTGGATAACTCCGCTAGCACCTGGTGAGCCTGACAATTCGACTGAATTGACAGGTAAACACGGAAGACATAGGGTAACAAC